TTGGCTCTTCCAGCCAGGGGCTTTTTTGTTATCTACAATGCGGGACCACTTGCGGCTCGATCCGGTTCCTACAATATCTCCTCGCAAGGTCTTGACGCTGGTGATCGAGGGACTGGCGACCGCCGTCATATCCAAATCATTGAAGCGGCAGATACCGAAATCCGTGCGGACGGAAAGGCGGAATACGAATTTTGGAAAGAAGGCGGTCCCGGCCGCGCGGCGCTGCATGCCATCGCAAGCGGACTTCTCGGCGGCGTCACCGACTGGCAGGGCGCGCTGGCCGGTGCGCTGGGCGGAGCTACCTCGGCGCTGCTTGCGCCAAAAGTGCGAGAACTGGTCGAAGACTTCGTCAAGCAGCCCGGCCTCACCGGCTCCGCCGCCGAAATGATGATTAACACCGTCACCAGCGGCATCCTTGCCGGCGTCGGCGGCATCGCGGGCGGAACCGGCGCGGCGTATGCAGGGAATGCGTATCAGCATAACTTCCTGACGCACAAACAGCTTGATGAGCTCAAACAGGCGCTGAGCGACTGCGCAACGACAGCTGATGTCGCTGCCTGTAAGGCGACGGTTTCGAAAACTTACAGCGATCTCGACTTCGCACAGGAGAACAAGCTCGACGCCTGCCGGTCAGTGACGTGTGTGCAAGACCTTCTGGGCGACCTCAACCAGAATTCGCGGGTTGAGTATATGACGGTGTTTGAACTGCAGGAGCTTGGCCTCGATGAAGCGGTGGCACAGCGACTGTATGCCAATCAGGTATGAGGCCCAGAGCTAGACTCTACGATGACGGTGCAATTGGATCTCGTTCAAATGTTGAAACGCAGAAAGGGCAAGCACCAACTTTGACGCGAACGACTCCTGACGGACAAAAGACAAATGTTCGTTTTGATGGCGTAGACGGGGATATCCTGACTGATAGAAAAATATCTGTTGTCACAACGCAGAAAGCTAAGGATCAAGTTCTGAGACAGTCTGAAGCGCTTCGACAAAATGGTCTATCGGGTCGATGGGAGGTCCCCAATCAGTCCCAAGCGAATCGGGCTAAAAAAAAAGTTTAGTGAACTGGGCGTGACAAATATAACTGTGAAGGTGGTGCCAGAATGAAAAATCATCTTGTTGAGACATTAACTGCTTGTATTGCGGAACTTCTGTTTCAGATGGAATATGCTGACGAACAGGCAATAAATAGTGATTTTTCTTTAAAATTAATGGAGTTTATTGGTGCTGAATTGCAGGGGCTTGATGAACAATCCATTTCAGAATTTATCGCCATACTTACGCGTATAGCGAGCAAGGAAGGAAATGGAACCCGCAAGAAATATCTGGAAGATTTCGCTGAGAATTTTGGTTTGAATGATTAAGAGCCTAACCGACAATTAAGTTGAGCGATTTCAGCCTGTTATGATTCTCTGTTGTTTGCAAAGACCACGGAGGATCAAATGGCCTGGACCGAAACCGCTCGGCGCGACTAGCATCAAAGGCGGCGCATTCGTTGCGCGCACGGCCAGCGACAACATCGACGCGAGATAGCCTTTCATATCCGTGGTGCCCCGGCCGTAGAGTCTCTCTCCGTCGCGCGTCAGCTGGAACGGCGCCGTGTCCAGTTCTGCCCCTCGACCGGCACGACATCGTTATGGGCCGACAGCATGATGCCGCCTGGTCGTCAAGCCCGCGGCGCACCATCAGCCTCGCCTTTCGCCCGGAGGGATCAGGCATGCGATGGGTCTGGAAACCGGCTTCGATCAAATACTGCTGGACAAAATCGATCAGGTCCAGATTGCTCTCGGCGCTGACCGCAGGAAAAGCGACCAGCCGTTCCACGAACCCCATTCGGGTAGATATCGCGAGGTAGGAAGCAAAAAATCGCAACCCAACCGGCGAGGGGCATTAGGCGAAGGCGCCATGCATGGATATGTGGTCGCGGTTCGGTACCATGCGGGCAAATCGATCGTGATCTTGACCGCACTGGCCGCGGGTAGTTTCAGGCAAAAAAGCCCGACCGCCAAGAGCAATAAAGCCTCCGGTTCGTAAAGAACCGGCTGGTCGCGGTCAATCACCACACACCCGCCATCCGCATGTGCGTAGTGTTTCTTCGCCGTGTAGGTAAAATCACTTGGCCGTAGACGATGCCTCTCTCGAAGGCGGCTCGAGGTCATCAGGATCGAAGTCTGTCGGCGCAGAAAACACGTGTGACCAGTAAAATTCATTAACTAGATAGTCAATCTCAAGGCTGCCATAATTGTTACCGCTCCCCTTTGCAATATTTACTAACGGCGTAGATGGTATCATTAAAGTTATCTCCGAATTATTTCCGTTGATATCTTTTGTCACGATATGTTCGCCAATATTATGGCTATAAGAAACCCTTTGGTCCGTGTCGCTTACAAAACCATTGGCATAAAGATATGGAAAAACTTTATCGTTCTGATTCAGTGCGTCGGTATGTATTTTGAATATGAGCCAATATGCTTTATGGGTTTCGTCCCACCAAAAGTAATCATTAGTAATGACGGTTGGTTTATCTTCTTCTTGTTTTGTATTTGGATTCCAAAGGATGGGTATTAGATAGGAAGGATTTTCTAACTTATTGGGGTCCGGTTGGGCCCAGGCGACGCCTGTTGCTTCATAAGGAAACCATGTAGATACTGTCGCGGGGCTCTCGACTCCATCCTGATAAAGGTATTGTACAACATTTTGGCCCGCTGAGGCTTGCGTCTTCTCATTTTGAACAATGGCATCATATGAACTGCTATCCGAGTTCATAACTTGGTATGGTACATCGATGCCTCGGGTATACAGATCTGGCCAGTAAACTGGCGGTGGTCCCAAACTGCCGCTGAGATGATTTAAGGGAAACAGTAAGGTTTTTTCTAAGGGAATACCGTACCGGTCTATTTGGGCCGTCCATCCGGCAACCAAACCGGTAACCTTGCCTATAGTATTGTCAATTACGCGAAAATTATAATAATAGCTGTCTGTATTATCATGGTACACTAGTGGTATTTGAATGAGGCTGCCCCCTTTGGGTGCGGCGAATGGAGAGTCGGAATTCAAAGTAATATTACAGAAAACCACCCGCATAAAAAATTGTTCGCTTAAATCACCATCCGGGATCAGGCTTGCTGATATCATTGCGAGCGCAGGTTTGGAGCAACTGGCATAGATTGTTGCGCCGCCGGCTTCCGCATCCGTTATAGATGTCGATGTGATGGTGCCGGTCTTGTCGGAAAATTGAACCACGCTTCTGGGGCAGCTCCAGTAAACTGTCTGCGGGGTAGTCGGCGGATTGTTTTGGTCATCCAATACAGCTGCCGTCAACTCAACGCGTTTATCCATCTGGCCCGGCGGGATATTGCCAGTATATTCAGCGTCGGTTTGATCGCAAATATCAGTATCATATACGAGGCTTGTAATCCTGTACTCAGCATTTTCGTCTATCATTTCGCATGCTCCTTTCATGGACCTGTAGAGTACTCGAAAAATGCGTAATCATCGCCTCTCTCTCTGGATGTTATATTTGATTCTGCCACGGCTTGTCGGGCGCTCCGGTCGGAGCAGGGGCAATGTGGAGATCACGCTCCGGCATTGCTGGGGTGCAAGGCTTCAGAGTGAGGCGTTGCAGGCGAGAAGCAAAGTTATCGTCTCCAAATTGACGTTGCGGCCCGAATGATCCGGTTGGCGGACTTCATTCGACCATCGACGGTGCCTTTTGCGATGGTGGATCGAGATCACCAGGATCGAATTGCGTGGGAGCCATAAATTTTGGCGACCATTCCTTTTGATTGACAAAGTAAATGACGTCTATTTGCCCATATTGGTTGTCTGCGCCCGCAGCTATATTGACCAGTGGATCAGCTGGTATCGTTACTGTTATTACTTTGTTGGTAATATCGCTATCCGTTACGACGTATTCTCCAAAGCAAGTATAGTAAGAGATTCTTTGATCTGTGTTGATCGTGAAGCCGTTGGCATAAATGTACGGATAAATTTTATCTCCCGGCGCCAAAGGGCCCGTATGTATCTGGAATATGAGCCCATACGCTTTTTCGGCTGTGTCCCACCAGAAGTAATCATTGGTGATTACTTCTGACTGAGTAACTTCCATTCCGGTGTCAGGATCCCAAAGGATGGGTGGCAGATAACTAGTGTTTGTTATCCGCTCGGGATCCGGTTGGACCCAAGGTGCGCCTGTCAATGAAAACGATGTCCATGGCGATAGATATGCGTCAGATGCAGGATTCTCCTGATACAGGTATTGCACGGCATTTGCCGCGTCATTGGTCGGTTTCATGATTTGATAGGGCACATTGAGGCCATTACCCTGCAAATCGCTCCAGGTGCGTGGGTTGTTTAGCCCACTTACCGGGAACAGTAGGGTTTTTGCCTGTACAATATTACTATCGGGGTCGATCTGCGCCGACAGTCCAGCAACTAAACCGGTATCGTCAAGGTGATTATTTGGGTTTAACTTGAAGACGTAAGCATAATTATTATCATCGTCGATGTATGAGGCTGGAGACTGGATTTCAGTAGATCCGTCAGGAGCTTGAACCTGTTTTGAGTTGCTCGAAGGTATGGGATCTGGCTGAGGTGAAACGAAAACTATCTGCACATCGTAGGGGTTCACCCCATTTTGATTCAGGCTTGCTGTAATCATGGCGATCGCAGGCCTGACAGAGTTGACATAGATTGTTGCTTCGCCCGTTTGAAGATCCGTCTCGGATGTCGATATAATGGTGCCAGCCTTGTCGGAAAATTGAACGGCAGCCCGAGGGCAATTCCAGTAGACCGTCTGCGGGATAGTCGGCAGGGCGTTCTGGCTATCGCGTATCGTGGCTGTGAGCTCGATCCGGTTGCCGCTACCGATGTCTCCAGTGCTGCCAATATTGTCGGCATATACGAGGTTTGCTATCCTATACGGACTGTTTTCTACATTCATCGCTGTGGTCCTTCCATGGCGGTTGTAGTCGGTTTTCCGTTCACGAATACATATTCACGCTTGTCGGATTCCAGTCGTAGGGGCGATCTGAACATTTTGGCTGGCAGGCGGCCGAATGCCTCCAGCCGGATGGCTCATTTGGCTGCCGGCAAATGCTTCTTTCGGAGGCTCGAGATTATCAGGGTCAAATTGTGTGGGAGCCTGAAATTTAGTCGACCAATCTATTTGATTAACAAAGTAAACTAAGTCTAGTTGCCCATAATTATTGCCAATGCCGGAGGCAATGGTGACCAACGGATTTGCCGGTATCATCACGGCTACTATTTCGTTGGCGCCGCTTGCGTCAGTCGTTACAGTATGCTGGCTGAGGCGCGTATAATAGGAAATCCTCTCAGTTGTATCAACTATAAACCCGTTAGAGTATATGAAAAGATATAATATATCTCCTGCATTTAAAGTATCTGTATGAATCCTAAATGTGAGCCAGTACGTTTTATGCCTTTCGTTCCACCAAAAATAATCATTTGTGATGGTGTAGGACCCGTTTTCTTCCCGATTTCTATTTGGATTCCAAACGACGGGCGGGGGGTATTTGGGATTAATGACCCTATGAGGATCTGGCTGGGCCCAGATTAGACCTTCTGCCCCATAGGAAAACCATTTCGATACCGTTGCAGAGTTTTGGGAGCCATCCTGATAAAGGTATTGTACCACGTTTGTTAGGCCATCCGTCAAATTCATGTCTTGATAGGGCACATTGAGGCCGTTGCGCTGCAAGGCACCCCAAGTGTAACGGTTGTTTTGCCCGCCTACGGGGAACAGCAAGGTTTTTTCCAAAACAGCACCGTGCTGGTCGATCTGCGCTGTCCATCCGGCAACCGCAGCGGAATTCTTTGCTGCGGGTTTGGGAGAAATCACGAATTTATAGGAAAAATTATCCATATGATCCTGGTGCACCGAAGGTAGCTGAATCAAGCTCGCACCGGCGGGTGGACCAAAGGAGGATTCGAGATTAGGAGCAATGGTACAGAAAACTACCTGTATATTGAAGGGAAGCGTCCCATTGGGGTTGAGGCTTGCTGATACCAGGGCGAGCGCAACCTTCGGAGAACTGACATAGATTGTTGCCTCGCCCGTTTCGGAATCCGTTTGTGACGTCGACGTGATGGTGCCGGTCTTGTCGGAAAATTGAACCACGCTTCGGGGGCAACTCCAGTAGACTGTCTGCGGGGTAGCCGGTGGGTTGTTTTGGTTATCGCGTACCGTTGCCGTGAGTTGGATTCGGTTGCCGTTATCAAGGGGAGCGGCACCGATCGAAAGGTCGCAAATATTGACGTCATATATGACGCGTGTGATGTTATAAGTGTTATCATCGGCATTCATGGCTTTGTTCCTTTTTGGACCGGTTGACCTTCGAATGTCACCAGCCGATTGGATCATCTGGCTGCCGGCGAGGTCTCTTCAGGAGGATCGAGGTCCTCAGGATCGAATTGTGTGGCACAGGAAAATTTAGGCGACCAATCTATCTGATTGGCGAAGTAAGCGACGTCAATCTGCCCATACTGATTGTCGCTGCCATAGGCTGCTGTAATTAATGAGTTTTCCGGTATCATTGCAGCGATTATTTCGTTAATTCCGTTTTTATCAGCCGTTACGGTATATTCCCCAAGATCAGCGTAGAAAGAAACTCTCTGATCTGTGCTGTATTTGAAACCATTGCAGTATATATAAGGATGTATTTTATCTCCTGGCGCCAAGTGGTCCGTATGTATGTGGAATATGAGCCAATACATTTGATTTTTTTTATCCCACCAGAAGTAAGTATTGTTGATGATGGTGGGGTTTGGCTCTTCTTGTTCTGTGTTTGGATTCCAAATGACGGGCGGCTGATAATTGCGATTTACGACCCTATAGGGATCCGGCTGCGCCCAGGCAGTGCCTGATGCCGCAAAAGGAAACCACGTCGATATTATAGCGTCAGAGGCAGCATCCTCCTGGTAAAGGTATTGCACGACGTTCCTTAGCCCGTCATTCGAATCCATGATTTGATATGGAACGCTAAGACCGTTGCTCTGTAAGGCGCCCCAACTATAGGGGTTGTTTTGCCCGCTGGCCGGGAAGAGCAAGGTTTTTTCTAGTACGATATTGCTTCGAGGGTCGATCTGCGCTGTCCACCCGGCAACCCAGGCGGTATCGTTCGCGGTGGGTTGAGGAAGAACCGCGAAATTATAGGCAAAACTGTAGGAGTCATCTTGATCCACCGTAGGTATTGAAATGACGCTGATGCCGGTGGGAGAAGCAAATGAGGAATTGAGATTGGGGGCGATGGTACAGAAAACTATCTGTATATTGAAGGGAAGCGCCCCATTGGGGTTGAGGCTTGCTGATACCAGGGCGAGCGCAACCTTCAGGGAACTGACATAGATTGTTGCCTCTCCCGTTTGGGGATCTGTCTGGGATGTCGATGTGGTGGTGGTGCCGTCCCTGGAAAATAGAACGGTATCCCGAGGGCAACTCCAGTAAACCGTCTGCGGGGTAGCCGGTGGGTTGTTTTGGTTATCGCGCACCGTTGCCGTGAGTTTGATCCGGTTGCCGCTGTCAATGTCTCCGATATCGCAAATATTGAGGTCATATGCGAGGATCGCGATCTTATAAGGGCTATCTTCGGCATTCATTGTTTCATTCCTTAACATGGCGGTTGTCATGCGCTACCCGGTCACGAATGGATATTCATGCCCGCCGCTTGTCGGGATCGGTCGGAGGGACAATGCTGATGCGTTCTCCGCCAGTGCACAAATGGCGCCAGGCTTCATGAGAAGCCTTTGCGAATTCCGGTGAGGGCGGAAGCTATCGCTCCCGCCCGCGCCCGATGTGAAGGGCGCCCGAACATTCTGTCTGGCGAACGGTCGAATGCCGCCAACCGGTTGGATCATTTGGCTGCCAGCAATGCCTCTTTCGGAGGATCGAGGTTGTCAGGATCGAATTGTGTGGGAGCCTTGAATTTCGACGACCAACTTGTTTGATTGACAAAGTAAATGAAGTCCAGCTGCCCATAATTATTGCCGCTGCCGGAGGCAATGGTCACCAACGGATTTGCAGGTATATCTACTTTTATTACGTCGTTGACCCCGTTTGTTGCAGTTACCGTGTATCCGCCGGCGGGGAAGTTGGGACCCCAGAGGGACACTCTCGTGTCAGTGTCGATAATAAAGCCGTTAGCGAAAAAGTATGGATGGACTTTGTCTCCGACGTTTAGAGAATCTGTATGTATATGGAACGTGATCCAGTACGCCTTATTCGTTGAGTCCCACGAGAAATAGTCATTGGTGATGGTAGTTTCACCGGATTCTTCTATTTCTCGCAAAGGATTCCAAACTTTGGCCGCCAGATATTTGGAGTTTGGTGGCCAGTTGGGATTCGGCTGGACCCAAGGTGTGCCTGTCAAGGCAAACTGGAACCATGGCGACAGGTATGCGTCGGAGTTGGGATCTTCCTGGTACAGGTATTGCACGGCATTCGGGATGTTCACGATCCCATTGCTAGAGGAATCGGTGCCAGCGGTTAGCATGGCTTGATATGGGACCGCAAACTGGTTGGTTAGCAATGAACCCCAGGTATATGGACCTCCTTGACCACTCAAGAGTTCATTGGATGGAAACAGCAGGACTTTTTCCAATACGACATTATACGAATCGATCTGAGCCACAAATCCTGCAACCCAACCGTTGTTGTCCAGTTTCGTATTAGGGGTCATGTCAAAAGTATATAAATAGTTATTTCCGTCATCTGCATAACTATTTGGAGGCGCGATTAAAGATGGGCCAGTCGGAGGAACCAAGCCTTTGGAGTTGCTTGAAGGTTTCGCATCTGGCTGAGGCGAAACGAAAGCTATAAATGTTGTTTTGGGGTTGCCCATATTGGATGTCATGCTTGCTTCTACCAGGGCAATCGCATTTTTGGAGCAGCTCACATAGATAGTTGCTTCACCTGTATTTGGATCTGTCTGGGACGTTGATGTCATGGTAGAGCCGTCTGCGGAAAATAGAACGGCACTCCGAGAACAATCCCAGTAAACCGTCTGCGGGGAAGTCGGTAGGGCGTTTGTTTTATCGCGTACCGTTGCTGTGAGCGTAATGTGGTTGCCGCTGGTGATCCCCCCAGGGTCGCAAATATTGACGTCATATACGAGGCTTGTGATGATGTAAGCGCTATCTTCGATGTTCATTGTTCCGTTCCCTTCTCTGTTTCAGGAGGTGATTTTGAATGTGGTATTCAGGGTTATGGGCCCCGCTGCATGGGACCATTGGAGGGTGCCGCCCTGAGCCTCGTAATCGGCCTGGAGGGTGCCCGGCTGTCCGAAGCCCGCCGCATAGACCTGATCGAGCGGTTGGGGGGTTGGGGACTGCGAAACCGCGACGATGTTGTTGACGGGTTTGGCTGTCAGGGGATCGACGCCGGCGAGGTAGAAATAGGCCGTGACCGTGTCGTTGGCGTAGGCGGGGAGCTCGATCCCCAATCCTCCCACGATGTCCTGCGGTGCGATCGGACCGGTGGAGGGAATGATCGTCGGCGCATCGAGCGTGGGCATGACGGGCGGATTGGGCCCGGTTTGCGGCGTGCCTATTGCGGAGAATTTCACCGGGGTACACAGATATGTCGAAGAGGAGCCGTCCTGCATCGCCACATAGGCAATGGTGTTGACGCTGCCGGTGGCGCTGGAGTTGAGGGCGGCATAGGCGATGGGGACGCCTGCAATGAGCTGCTTGCCGGTTCCGTAGAAGACGATCCTGTTGTTGAGGATGACGGCGACTGTATCGTTGTTGCCGACGCCCCTGTTTGCGGCGATCCTGACGGGGAACGCCCATGCATCGCTGGGGACCGGGTGGAAAGTATCAGTGTAGAGCAGCGGCGGCAGGGTTGGCGTGGACAGGGTTTTATCGATGGTGGTGATCGCCAGCCTGGTTGCGCCGTTGGGCGTGGTGTTCTCGAAGCCCTGGCACGAGGCGGTCAGGGTGACCAGCTGATGGGAGACCGAGCCGACTCGGAAGGTGGCCAGGCCGCTGGCGTCGGTCTGGACCGTATAGGTGCCGTCGCCGTTCTGGCTCAAGGGCGTGGTCAGATCACTTTCCTTGAAGACACTGATCCCGGCATTGGAGGGGGTGGGCTTCAGCTTGACGTTCTGGTTGCCGTTGCCTGTACCCGTCAGCCTGACCTGGCCAATGACCACCTTGGCCAGATTGCCGGCTGTGACGGACTGCTGTGGCAGCGAGCAGCCACAGAGGGGCTTGTCGATCATGATGCCGGTCAGGTTTTGGGCGGCCTCCGTCTCGCGCTGGCTGAGGACTTCGGCCAGAAGGAAGGTGCGGCCTTCCTCAACGGCGACGGTGTGCTTCAGCCGATGGGAGTGATGAACGACCAGAACGTCCTGAACACGGTAAACGGCCATGCGACCAATGTCTCCGCCGACAAGCTGATCGATCTGCTTTACGCGCTGCCGGCGCAGTACCGGAATGCGGGTTCGTGGGCGATGAACGGAACGACGCTCGCGGCCGTCCGCAAGCTGAAGGACGGGCAGGGTAACTATCTCTGGCAGCCCTCCTACCAGGCCGGAGAGCCGGAGACGATCCTCGGTCGACCGGTGGTCGAGATGATCGACATGCCAGATATTGGCAACGGCAATTTCCCGATCATCTACGGCGACTGGTCCGGCTATCGCATCGTCGATCGCGTCGGTTTGTCGATCCTGGTGAACCCGTACCTCCTCGCGACAGACGGCATTACACGTATCCATGCGACCCGTCGTGTCGGTGGCGGCGTGCTCCAGGCGGCGAAATTCCGCAAGCTGAAGATGACCGCCTCATAATCGAACGACATCAAAACCGGGTCTGCAAATTTGCAGACCCACCTCACCTCAATAGGAGACTACTGCAATGCGAGACCTCTATTCCAATATCGGCGTCGTCCAGGCGCTTGCCCCGGCGGTGCAGACGGCAGCCGGCGACGGCGTCGTGATCGACCTTCTCGGCTATAACCGGGTTGCCTTCATGTTGAATACCGGCGTGGTTGCCGGTGATGGCGATTTCGGCGTGAAGGTGCAGGAATCGGACACGTCAATCAGCGGAGACTTCACGGATGCGTCAGCCGCGGTGATCGACACTAATGCGTCGGCCACACTGGCGGCGTCGAGCGCCTATAAACTCGGCTATCGCGGCTACAAGCGCTATGTGCGCCTTGTCCTGACCAAGACCGGCGGGACGAGTATCGTCGCCGGGGCGGTCGCTATCCTCGGCGATGCCGCATCGCGGCCGGTGGATTGACGTCATGCCGTCACGCGCTCCTCGTATTTGCGGTTGTGGTCACCGGATCGCACCCGGCGTTGCCTGCCCTTGCGAGGAGCGCCGTGCGCGCGAACGCAAGGCGCGGCACGACCAGCGCCGCCCAACAGCCCGCCAGCGTGGCTACACGGCAGAATGGGAGCGGGAAAGCAAGGCTTTCCTCGCCGCAAACCCGGCATGCCGACGCTGCGGCGTGCCGGCTGCCCTGGTCGACCATATCCAGCCCCACAAGGGTAATCAGCGGCTCTTCTGGAACCGCTCGAATTGGCAGCCCCTCTGCCGGCCCTGCCACTCCGGCGCGAAACAGGCGCAGGAGCGCCGTGAGGAGACGAAAACCCATGATTGTTGATCTCGAAACGGTCAAACAGCAGCTCGGCGTCACGCTCGATATCGATGATGCGATGATAGAGCGGAAGATCCGGGCCGCGCAGGATCATGTAGAACGACTGCTCGGCTACAAGATCGAGGAGACGTTCCAACCGGACGCGGTTCCACCTTCTCTGGTGGAAGCCGTCTGCCAACTCACCGCCCATTGGTACGAGAATCGAGAGGCCGCTATCGTCGGCGTCAATGCGCAGGATCTGCCGCTCGGGCTCGAAGATATCGTGCGCGAATATCGGGGCTGGACCTTCTGACATGGCCAGTGATCGCGATCGCATGCTTCGTCTGAAGCGCCGGATGTTGGACCTTCCGAAGTCTATCCGCGAGGCTGCGAGCCGCGCGACCCTCGAAGGGGCGGAGGAGTTGGCGGCATCCATCCGCAATCTCGCTCCGGTCGACTCGGGTGCGCTACGCGACAGCATTGTAGTGACGCCCGGAGGACAGACCACGCCGCCCTATTCCCAGCCCGGCGGTAGCCAGGTCGTTTCTGAGAATGCGGCAGTCGTCACGGTGGGTAATACCGACGCCCGCTATCCGCACCTGGTCGAATACGGAACAAAGGACACTACCGCACAGCCCTTCTTCTGGCCTGCCGTGCGGTCGAAGCGGAAGAGGTTGGCTGCCCGTATCAAACGGCAGATCACGAAAGCCGCAAAAGAGGAGTGGAAAGGAAAATGAGCGAGGAAAGCCTTGCAGTTCAACGGCTGATCTATAGCCGCCTTACAAGCAATGCATCGCTTCTGGCATTGCTGCCGGCAGACGCGATCTTTGATCGCAATGCGCGGCCGGAGCGCTTTCCCTGCGTCGTGGTCGGGGAGGCGCAGACGGTTGGCGATGATATAGATTGCGGCCCTTCGTCCGAGGTCTATTCGACAGTACATGTCTGGACCAAGGAGGAGGGATTCCGTAGCTGCAAGACCATTGCCGGCGCGGTGCGGCGCGCACTTTGGCAGGCGGAAGGTATCTTCGACGGTTTCCGCGTCCTCGACACTGGTTTCGAGAACTCCCGTTTCCTGCGCGATCCCTCGGGCGAACACTCCCATGGCATCGTTACCTTCTTTTCACCTGTGGAGGAGGCTTAATGCGCGCCGGAAAACTCGACCGGGTTATCGACCTTCAGCGAGGTACATACGTCACCGATGGATATGGGAACCCCATTTACACTTGGACAACCTACGCGACTATGCGCGCGCAGATCATCCAGGCTTCGACGGAAGAATTCATGCGGACATGGGGCGCGTCGGGCGAGAGCGCGATCATCTTCCGCACGCGCTTCATTGACGGCATCGGTCTTGCGGATCGCGTCATCTATGACGGACGCATGCACGACATCAAAGAGGTGAAGGAGATTGGCCGCCGGCGCGGACTGGAAATTAGAACCGCGAGGACCGGCGCATGAAGGGCCGCAAGCCTGACCTGAAAGTCATCGAGGGGGAGAGCGAGACTCCCGCGCTCGATGTGCCTGCTCATATTCCGGCCGAGATGGCCGAGGAGTGGCGCACGGTCTCTATCGATCTTGTCGAGCGCAAGCTGATGAACGAAGCGATGCGGGGCGGCCTGGACGCCTACATCATGGCGCTGTGGAACATGCGGCAAGCTCAGGAGCAGATCGACAAGCACGGTCTGCTGATCGATGCTGGCAAGGGCATACTGAAACAAAACCCAGCCGTCAGCCTTCTCGGCAAGGCGCAGCAGGTCGTGTTGCGTCTGTCGGTCGAGATGGGTCTCACCCCCGCGTCACGATCCCGTGCGGCATTCCAACCTTCGAAGGAAAAAGAGGATGACAACATCTTCAGTCATGCCGGACTGGATCTTTGACGGATCGCCGATCGGTGATCCGCTTGGCTATGGCGAGCGGGCGGTCAAATTCCTGCGTATGCTGCGCCACCCGAAATCGCGGTTGCCCGGTCACGCTTTCGACTTGCCGGAATGGCAAGAACGCATCGTACGGCGCATCTACGGACCCTGTCATGAGGACGGGCGGCGAATCGTCCGCACGGTCGTCATCCTCCTGCCGCGTGGCAACCGCAAAACCTCGCTCGGCGCCGCGCTCGGCCTTCTGCATACGATCGGCCCGGAAAACGTGCCGGGGGGCGAGTGCCTGTTCGCCGCATCCGACCGCAAGCAGGCGCGCATCGGCTTCGAGGAGGCCATGGGGATCGTGCATTCGTTCCCCGACGACATCGTGAAGAAGCTGCGCCTGGTCGATTCGAAGAACCGGCTCCAGAACCCGAAGAAGGGCGCGTTTCTCGAAGCGATCAGCAATGACGCCGGTACGCACCACGGCCGCACGCCGGTCTTTGCCTTGATCGACGAACTGCACGCATGGAAGAAGCGTGATCTTTGGGATGTCATCTCCACCGGCATGCGCAAGGTTGCCGGCTCCATCAAGATCATCATCACGACAGCCGGTCGCGGGCAGGAGAACATTGCTTATGAGATTGTTGACTATGCCCGAAAGGTTGCGCGCGGCGAAATCGACGATCCGACCATGCTGCCCATTCTCTTTGAAACGCCGGCCGATGCCGATTGGCGTGACGAGGAAATCTGGCACAGGGTGAATCCGGGCCTGGCGCTTGGCTTCCCCGACATCGAGGGGCTGCGCGCGGCAGCTCGCGAGGCGGAACATCGGCCTGGCGAGCGCGAGGCTTTCCGGCAGCTTCATCTCAATGTTTGGCTGGATCATTCAACTGATCCTTTTGTTGAGATGTCGGTCTATGACGAAGGTGCCAGCGAGGTAGATCTTCTCGATCTGGAAGGCGAGCCGTGCTGGCTCGGCGTGGATCTTTCTACTGTGGGCGACTTGTCCGTAATCGTGGCCTGCTGGCATGACGGGGATGACGGCTTCGTCGTGCACCCGTGGTTCTACTGTCCTGGTGACAATCTGCGGCGGCGCGCCGACATCGATGGCGTTCCCTATCCCACCTGGGCGGAGGAGGGGTTCATCACGCCGACGCCGGGGAATGTAATCGACGAGCGTGTGATCGAAGATCAGCTCAGAGAGCTTTGCGCGCGCTTCGACGTGCGCGAGATCGCGTTCGATCCGCACTACGGCCGCAAGATGATCGCTCGTTTGATCGAGGACGGCTTACCTGCCGTGGAGATGCGGCAGGGCTGGGTAACGATGGCTCCGGCCATTCGCGAGCTGGAACGCGCGATCGTAGGCCGCCGCTTTCGGCACGGAGGCCATCCTGTCCTGCGCTGGAATTTCTCAAACATCGCTGTCGAGACGGACAAGGCCGACAACAAAGCATTCAACAAGTCCAAATCAACCGACCGCATCGACGGTGCAGTTGCCGCCGCAATGGCCGTCGCACGCTGCGCGGCCGGTACTGAAACCACGATCTATGCCTCGGAAAAGTGGTCCGAGGACATGGCCTATTTTTAAAGGAACATCGCCATGGCGCGAACCGAATCCGAACAGCTTGTCTTTACCGTCGAGGCCCGTATCGCGGCGATGGAAAAGCAGATGGCGCGCGCCAGCCGCGTTACCGACAAGACTATGACTGGCATCGAGCGGCGTGGGAAAACCATGACCGGGAGGATGGAAAAAGAGATGGCCGCCTCCGCTTCTCGCATTACAGGATTGATGAAAGGCCTCGGCGCTGGGTTCCTTGGTGGGTTGGCTGCGGGAGGAATCGCCGGCATCGTCACTCAGTTTGGAGAAGTTGCGAAGTCCGTTGCTGACATAGGTCGTGAGGCGAAGACATCCGGTCTCGCCATGCGCGAGTTCCAGGAGTGGAAATACGTTGCGGAGCAAGCGCGTATACCGGTCGATGCGATGACGGACGCCTTCAAGGAACTTAATCTGCGCGCGGACGAATTCGCCACCACAGGTAAGGGCAGCGCGGCTGAGGCATTTCAGCGCCTTGGCCTATCTCAGGAAGAGGTGAAGAAGCGCCTCGCCGATCCATCCGCATTGTTGCTGGAAATCATCGACCGCACGAAACGCTTGGGGGATACCGCAGCCGGCATCCGTATCTTCGACGGACTCCTTGGCGGTCAGGGCGGCGAGAAGTTCGTCCAGCTTATAGATCGCGGCGCGGACGGCATTCGGGATTCGATCAAAGAGGCGCACAACCTTGGAGCTGTGATGACCGATGAGGTCATTAAATCCGCTGAAGAACTGGATCTGAAGTTCAACCAGGTGGCAACGACTGTGGGTACGTCGTTGAAAAGTACCATTGTTGGTGCGGCACAGGCGCTGTCGAACTTCATATCCATATTCCAAGATTTCGAGAACCGCGGCACTGAGAACCTTCAAAGTCAGCTTAACTTCCTCGAAAAAACATTGCGGCGACTGAGAAAACCAAGGGCAGGTTTGGCGGCGTGTTCGATGGGCCTGCGAATGACCAGATAGCCAAGAACACCGCCGACGCCGACCGGATACGCGCTGAGCTTGAGCGGCGCGCGATGGCGAAGCTACGGACTGACTTGGCCGAACAAAAGCTTAGAATAGAAAATCCGATAAAACCCGTGGTTACACCGGATCCGTCCAAGGGAAAGGGTGGAAGTAGAGATGGCGCCGCTGAGCGCGCAAAGCGTGAGGCAGATCAGGTTCGGGCGCTCATTGCGGAACTGGAATTCGAGCGTTCCTTGATCGGAAAATCGGCCGTCGAGAAGGCGAAGATGAACGCTCTCCGTGAGGCCGGGGCTGCGGCTACAGAACCGGAAAAAGCCAAAATCGCAGAGCTTACGGCGGCGATCCACGAAGAGAATCGAGCGTATGAACAACAGCAAACTCGGCTTGCCGAACTGAATGATGCCGGGCGGGAATTTGCCGGCACTCTGGCATCCGGCCTGTTGGACGGCGCCAAGGCGAGCGACGTTCTTGCGGATGCATTGGGGCGGCTGGCTGACCGTTTTATAAATAGTGGCTTGGACGCTCTATTCTCTGGCAGAGGGCTTGGGGGCATCTTGGGCGGCCTGCTTGGGGGGCGCGGCAGCAGTTTCCCGGCACCACCAGGTGTCGGCCTGTTTGACAAGGGAGGCTACACCGGCTCAGGCGGCAAATATGAGCCCGCTGGCATCGTCCATCGCGGCGAGGTGGTTTGGTCACAAAATGACGTTGCCCGGGCTGGTGGCGTAGGCGTGGTCGAGGCAATGAGGCGAGGGATCAGAGGCTACGCGATGGGCGGCGCGGTCGATATGCCAACCATCCAAGCGCCGCGATTGCCTGATTTGCGCGGGATGACGACCAACAACAATTCGTCCACAACCAATGCGCCCGTCATCAATGTGACCGTGAACGGCGCGACAGGAAACTCAGAGGTGGCCTCGATGGTGCAGGTCGGCGTGGCGCGCGGGATTCAGACGTGGCAGCAGAGCGATAATTTTCGGATATCTGTCGGCAGGGTGGCTCAGCAGGCGGGACGGAGGGGGTATTTTCGGTAACTATTTGATTTGAAAAGTCTGAAGATTAAGAAGGATGCGGGGAGCGTGATCGATCCTTTCCGGCACGATACTGTGGAAGACACGTCGGTGGTTTGATTGCCGAAAACGTTCCGGGCGGAAACGTTTTTCTTTAAGTGGTCAACGTGGCCACTTGATCAACTTGCCAAATTGGCGACTTGAGCGACCCAGTTCATCGAGTAGGTTCAGGCAAGAAAGAAATTGCAATCCTATAGACGCTGCACCCAACGAGAATTCTCACGCAGGCTCTTGAGCTTTGCACTCTTCTCATCGCTGATGCGTTGTTGCCGTTCCGCATCTCCGTCAGGGAGGCGCACAGGAACGCTGAAGCTGATGCGGTTTGCCGAGCCTGCAGTGTGTCCAGCGCCCCCGTCAACACCGACACCGAAGACAGCAAGCTTTGCACCCGCTCCGCCTTTTGTCTCTGCTGTCACCGAAACATCGAAGTCGACCCGTGTTGCCACTCCATATGTCCCAACATTCACTAGCTGGCCGCCAAATTCGGCGCCGCCCATTGCTGCATTGATGTTTGCGCCATCTTCACGTGCTTGAGCCTCGCGAACGCCCTCAATGATTTGCGACAGCGTTTCCGCGATAAAATCTTTCAGTTCCATGCGGGGTACTCTCCTGAACGATGAGGTATGTCTATGACTTCCTGCCGATTTTTGACGGTAACGCATTGATGCGAGGCTCCAGCATGCGAATCTTTGGCCTCGAGTTGGGCTTGCGCAGGTCGAGTGCGGTGTAGACGGCCCGGCCCAGCGCCGTGGCCCGATATCCAGTTTCCCCGGTATAAGCGTTGGCTAGTCCCATCTCGGCGAGTCCTCGGTCGATGAATCTGCTAACCATCGTCTGTCCGAGACCAGACATGGAACCCAGTGGCTCGAAGCTGCCCATAGCTTTCTTAACCAGAATCCGGAGGGCTTTCACGTCATGAGATTCTAAGTTTTGCGCGATCAGTAATGCCTGTCGATTCATCCTAGTGCTTTCCTCAGTCTCACGCCCGGCCCTTCGCCGTTCTCCTCGACGAAGATCACACCTGCGGCTTCCATCGCTTGGCGCATTTTCTGGACACTGCTGACACGGGCGTCCTGTCCCGTTTCAAAACGATTTACGGTATTCGCCCCCACATCTGCAGCTTTGGCAAGATCATGGGTGCTCCAGGTGAGGGCCGCGCGGGCCATTCGGCATTGAATCGGCTTCATAAGGTGTTTTTATCACCATATATGGTTGACATCAAATAGATAAAGATATTACCGTTAATGGTGTAAAATTCACCATTAGGGAATAACGCCATGCCGAACTTAACATTTCCGGCTGCCGCCGAAGGTTTGCCCAATGCTTCGAATAGCGAGAACGATCCCCGTAATCCACACCGCCTGACCTTCTTACGGAAGCTGCTGGTCTCGTGTTCTGCGCCCGCGGCGAAGATGCCGTGCCAAATACTGAAAAAGGAAAGCGTTATGAACCAACACGTTAATCGTCGCTCGCTTCTCGCCGCCTCGGTGGCGTCCACCGTGGCTGCCGGCGTCGTCACTGCCGATGCAGCGGCCGCGCCACGCGAAAACCCGGAACTGATCGCCTTGGCTGCAGAATTTCCGTCTTTCGTTGAAGCGTACCAAGTTGCTCGTCGCGCCGATAAAGACATGCGGGCAAAATGGAAACAGGCCTCCCCGCTGGCTCCGGATGAACTCACTGTTTGCGGCTCGGCGCGGCCGCAGGATAATTCGCAACATCCAGGGGAGGCAGAATGCGATGTCTGGGGTATGGATCTTTTGCGGCCAGGCGAGGAGCACCCAAGGCGCATCGTGGTTGGTGCTTGGCGAGTGAATTGCGATTTGAGCGACGCCAGGCGGCATAAGCGTCGCGCGAAGAAGGATGGATCGGTAGCCGACTTCCTGCACTATGAAGAAGAGGAACGGCGGCTGAAAAAGCTGTTGAAAATCGCCGAGACCTACGAGAAAAAATACAGTCAGGTTCGCGCCGACGCACGTGCAGAGGAGGGCAGATTTTCGCCTGTTTGGACGAAGGCGAGAGAGGCGTTAGGAAACCGTATTTCGGCTATCATGGATGCTCCTGATTGGACCGTGGAGGGCCTGATCATCAAGGCCGAGGTCTTGGCGGAATGGGATCGTGTCTGCCAAGGCGTGGATAGGCCGATCTCTATGATCAAAAAGGATTGGCATGGACAGATAGCAGCATCGATCTTGCGCCACGCGAAAGGCGGTACTGCATAACGCGGGCTTCAAGACCGGTAAATCTGCCGATCTTTGTTGGCAGCACTTTTAGGGCGCGCGCGCTTTACGCATTGCCCTCATGGCGAAGTGACGTTTAGCTGCCAGCTTTGTGGTTCTATATGGAAAATCTCAGATAGCCATTGCGATTCCCCTGGAATGGGTGTATCCCTCTATCAGAAATTTTTCATATAGGGGTCATAGCATTGGTTAAGTCGGGTGGTTTCATTGTCGGCGTAGCGTCGATCCTGGGTCTGCCAGAGAAAACTGTCTCCGGTGCCTTCCGTGTCCTTCGTGAAAGTGGCCTGATGACTTCAGGTGCTCGTGGCGTGAACGCGCCCGACATGACCGATCTAGATGCATCTCGTATGCTGATCGCAATGCTTGTCGATGAGCGCCCTCCATATGCTGAAACGAGCGTTCGTGATTTTGCAACGCTCGTTTGCACCGACATACATTTGGCACAGCCGTCGGAATATCTGCCTGAAGAGGAGCGTGCGACGTTCGAGCGTGCAACGTCCAATTTTACTTTGCGCGGACGTGGTCTGCCTGAGCCTCATACGCTTGAACAGGCCGTTGCTGAATTGATCCGCATGTATGGGGATGACTGCGAGAAAGAATACTGGCGGCATAGCCAAATAGATATGGGTGAGCGGGGCTTGTTTGATCCACATACCGAGATCGAGATTATTGCCAATACCCTCAGCGCCCGCATTTCGATGAATGGGAACGTCTACCACTATTCAGACTCACTAATCGCGCCCGACTCTTGGGGCGACGGGGAAACCATCGAAGACATTGAGGCGGATCTCGACGCTGAAGATGCACACGAGCTGAAGCGCAGTCGGCACGCTAAAGCAATTAACACCATCCGTTCGGTCGATAGCAGGCAGATCGCAGCACTTGCAAGGTTGCTCCGGGAGGCGCGTGAATGACCTCCCACAACAAACTTATCCACCTCACGTCGGCCCTGATGCACTATCTCGAAATGATACTTGGTTGCGCCGTAGTTTCGGAGAGGCATCGCTGATGGCCCGCAATGTGCACTTCAAACAAGCTGATGTGTTTCGCGCGGTCAAGGGTGCGTGCGCAGCTGGAATGGAGCTTGGCCGGGTAGAAATCGACCCATCGACCGGGCGCATTATCTTGGTCGCGGCGGGCGGGGTCGAAGCTCCAAGGAACGATCTCGACAAGTGGCTGGAGAAGCGCAATGCGTAGACCTCGCCTGAAGGACATGGGTATTCGTGGCATCAACGCTAAGACCAAGAGGCTCGCGGATGGCACGACCAAGACCTATTACTGGGCGTGGAAAGGCGGCCCGGCATTGCCAGGAAAGCCGGGAGATTCCGCGTTCATGGAAGCCTACAACCGGGCGATCAGGCAGAAGGTTCGACCGCCGGCGGGTATGCTCCTGTCCGTTCTTCAAGGTTTCCAGGCAAGCTCAACCTGGGATGACCTCGCGCCGCGCACCCAGCGCGACTACGTCAAGATCATCAAGCTGATCGAGAAGAAGTTTGGCGATTTTCCGCTCTCGGCCATGAGCGACCGGCGTACACGGGGCATTTTTATGGAATGGCGCGACGAGCGCGCCAAGGCCTCGCGCCGGCAGGCCGATTACGGCTGGCAGGTGCTCGCGCGCATCCTGTCGTGGGCGCACGGGCGCGGCCTTGTCAGCGCCAATCCCTGCGAGAAGGGCGGGCGGCTCTATCGTGGCAGTCGCGCCGAGAACGTCTGGACGGATGTCGACGAGGAGGCGTTCCTCGCTTCCGCGCCCGAGCATCTGCACCTTCCCCTGATCCTCGCCCTCTGGACCGGGCAGCGGCAGGGCGATCTCCTGCGCCTGACCTGGCAGCAATACGATGGCAAGGTGATCAGGCTCCAGCAATCGAAGACCGGCATGCGGGTCGTAATCCCAGTTGGCGCACCACTAAAGGCTGCCCTTGACGCTAAGCGGGGTAAGATCGGTCCGATCCTCCGCAACAGCGATGGCGAGCCGTGGACGGCGGACGGATTCCGCTCGTCATGGCGCAAGGCATGCGCCGCAGCCGGCGTTGTGGGCGTCACATTCAATGATCTTCGAGGGACAGCCGTCACGCGGTTGGCACAGGTGGAAGCATCGGTCCCGCAAATAGCGACGATCACCGGCCACAGCCTGCGCGACGTGAATACGATCATTGATTCTCATTACCTCAATCGCGATCCGAGGATGGCGGAAGAGGCGATCCGGAAGCTCGAAACGAGAACGAAAATTCCCGACCGGGCGTCCGACTGA